CTCTAATGGTATTTCCAACCTTAATCGTCCAGGATACGACAGTACCTGGTTCTTTCGGAAGGATCATTAAAGCTAGAGTAGTAATTGATGAAAATTTCATCAAAAATGCACTACATTATGGATTTCCCCCGCCAGCGGATACCGTTGACTTGGCTGACCTATCGGTCGAAGAAATCATGCCAAACTTTTTGGACATGAGAGCTAATCAGCTCGGTTTGACTGGTTTTGGTTCAACGAACCGCATCCGTCAGTTCATCTGCACACCTTTCGAATGTCGTAAGGCGATAGCAGCTATGTACAGAAAACATGGCTTATTAAGCGATGTTACTGTTTCACACATGCTAAGACTCAAGGTTCATGACCTTGATCGCATGGAGCAGTTGTGGAGAGTCATCGAAGATGGTCTCATCCTTAGTTCTCCAGAGAATTTCTCTGCAGATTACCAACAACCGGTTCGGCGAATTTTCAATTGGTTCGTTCCGGCGTATATCTACACGGGGCATACTGCCACCGTTAGTAGTTACAAAACCTTTATCCAATATGTTAAGCAAATTGGTAGTAAAAGTTCAGGAGGAGTGCTTGCCGAACCGACAAACTTTCCCTGGTTCTGTCCCCTTACCAAAAGGTTAAAGGTGACTGGAATTGCTTGGCTCGATGTTGTATTACAACGTGGAGTGAAGACAAAAGACGAATGCAGAAGATTTATGCATTTCATTTCTTTACGTGGAGCACCTTGTCCTAATAGAACAAAGATGGTCCAATCCTTAATCGAGCATCAAATTCTCCGATGCAAGATCGAACAACCCCCAGACCCTGGAAGGTTGCAGGAATTATTTGAAAGTGGAGTTCGAATCGGACATCGCACTGACAAACGAGCATTACTGCGTCATGTTCTTCGAACAGAACACCTTTCGGTGTCAAACAGTAGTTGCTTTGAACGCTCACGATCCCAAAATGGGAGAGCAGGATACGTCCAGGAACAAATGGCGGTCTGGTTAAACCGGATCCCAGATGTGGAATGTATTCAACGCCTTGTCTTAGGCGACGAAATCCATGTTAAGAAAGGTATTCCATATTGGAAATCTTTCAATCCAGTCGAGCCGCTCTCGGAACGAGAGTTAGATTCGACTACGGCATACGGTCAGGAAATTCCTGGCGGTTTCATGCCAAAACATGCCGGGTTCGGTGAGAACTCCGGTTATGCATTACTTCAATGGGCCTTCGAAGAAGGTGTCCATAGAGGAGTCTTGGATGAGAATCTATCAGTGATAGGTATCCCATCCCAACGCGGCCGTTGCCTAGGAGAACCTGGGGACAAGGGTCGTTCGCTTACAATTGATGAAGCGTGGGTGACAATTTATCTTACCCCTTTGGGGCACCTGTTGGTGGATACATTGCGCACAATCCCTGAAGTGGCTGCTGGGCTTGGCGTAGGCCAGCCGGCATATCACTTCGTTGAGCGTCTTGCTAAGACCTCAAGGGATGTCTCCCAAGGTGAATTCTTTGAATTCTCTTGGTTATTAACAGCTGATCTTGACAAAGCCACAGATCATTTCAACAGGGTTAAAACCCGTTATCTGTTAAGAGGTTATTTACATGGTCTCGGTAGAGACTTTGAAAATAATTATTGTCTATCTGCGATTGAGTTACTCACAAGCAGCAGACAATGTACGTGGACTTTCTAGAAAATTTCTAGATCACGCCGGCTATGAATTGTAGTTCTGGGGAGTGTATCCTCAGCGATCCACAACTCAGTTGCTTTCTACAGTTCTCCCCTCAGTTTCGAGTAGAAAGGTTTCCATTCTATAAGAACTTCCACCATTTCC